ACTGATACCAACACTAAATCCAGACTGAACTAAATATCTTGTAACAATATTTTCGGTGTCATCCAGGAATTGTTTTGCCCTTAGATGTCCGTAATCATTATGAATTACATGAATAATACCTCTAGTTCCAGAACTCAATACCTTTTTATCAATTCTACCCTGAATTAGAATACCATTTCTAATAATAACATGATTGATCGAACTTTCATTGTCATCATAAGAATTATTTTTGATATCAATATTAAATCCAGGTGGAAGAATAGTAGAGAACAACTGTCTACCAGACCATCTTTTTGGATTAGTTTTCTCTGGTTCTGGGAGAATTCCAGAGAATGTAGAGATAAACATTAGAATATTCATCATATCTTTCTCCAAAATGTAGATACCATCATTCGTTAATCGGTTAAGACCAAGCAAACTATCTTGTACTAGTGTAATAATAGGAGTATGAACTCTCGGACTAATAAGTTGATGGTCAACAAGAGCAATATTCCGAATATCAATCATAGACTGAAGAGATTGTGGGACGTGCATATTCATTTCATCACCATCAAAATCAGCATTATAAGGCGTCGTAACACTAACATTCAACCTAAATGTGAAGTAGTCCAACACCTTAATTTTATGAGCCATCATACTAAGTTTATGAAGAGATGGCTGACGATTAAATAGAACCACATCCCCATCCATAAGATGTCTATGAACGATGTCACCTTCTGATAGTTCAAGAGACTCAGTATCGATATATAGCAATGAAATCGTCTTTTTGAGATTTGTTTTTTCAATGCTTTTAGCACCTGGGTATTTATTAGGACCATTTCTAACAATAGTTGTAAGCTTATTAATATTAAACTTATTTACCATTTCGGGTATAGTAAGATTTTTAGCAATTTTCATAGGGACGCCCAATTCATTTGTCTTAAGGTTTGGATCTGGTGTGATTACACTACGAGCACAGAAATCGACACGTTTACCCATAAGATTACCTCTCATACGACCTTCTTTACCCTTGAGTCTTTCTTTAATAGATTTAATAACCCTACCAGAGCGATGTGTAGATTGATTAATACCAGGAATATTATTATCAATATATGTTGCAATATGATACTGTAGAACAGATGCCCATTCATCGATAGTATTTTCCAATGAATTTTCAGATTCTAGTTTCTTTTTAATATGATTATTAGTCTTAAGAATATCTATAAGTTTATGCGTCATATCATCTTCACTACGCTGACCATTTCCTTGACGAACTGATGGACGAACCGTAGGCGGAGGTACAGGTAGGACAGTACAGATAAACCATTCTGGTCTACACCATTTAGGATTGAATCCCACAATAGCACAGTCTTCATCTGTAATACGTTTAAATATTTTAAGAATCTTTTCTGGAGAAAGATATTCCGATTTGTTCTCAGATTCAGTATCAGAACCAATCGATTTCCAGTTAGCAGAAATTTTTACGATACCTTCCTTAACAAACTTGGTAGGTGTAGGGGCGCCACACTTAGGACAAACTTTAGTTTTAGCTGTTTTCTTTGTAACATAGGCCATCCTATCTTTGTTATCAAGAGTTTGAATATAATCTAGTTCATCTTCACTCAATTCAACTAGTAGATTAGAACAACAAATACAGAAGTTTTTAAGGGTCGAGAAAACCATATTTAGGAATTGAATATAGATTACTGGTTTAGACAATACAATATGACCAAAATAACCAGGACAATAACGATTATCGAGTAAATCGGTAGGACAGATTTTACCATTATCAATAACACCCATCCTTGGGTCAAACAATCCATTGATTACAGGTTCTCCAGAATTATCATAAAGTATAGTTTCTGTAACATGACAAACCGATCTATTTATAACTTCATCCGGTGAAGAAACGCTAAACTGAACACCAGTGACATTTCTAATCTTGGATGTGTATTCGAGTTCTTGATTGGAGGACATTATATATAGTGTAATATATTTTTCTTAAGTTTATTATTCAATTTTATTAAAAAATTAATTAATTCCTATAATTTATTTAAAAATATATACAAAATTAAATATAATGTTATTTTACATTAATCTAGGATTTTGTTTACTAATTTTATTGAATTTTAAGACTTTTGCTACATATATTGCAAAATACTATATTTTGTGTGAACTATATGCTACTGATTATTTCTATAAAAACCGAAAAAAAATTTCTTACTACAATCTTGATACGTTAACAAAGGTAAATGATTGTTCTGATACAAGTATAGCTAAGATTGAATTAGAAGATAAAATAAAATATTTTATTACTGATAAAAAAATAGTTCCTAATGAAATCGAAGAATTAATTAATTCTCCTAAGTTTTTTCTTTCTGTTGAATTAACGAATGACGATACTACAACCGATGTAACTTCTGAAATTAATATGCTAATTGAAAAGAAACGTTACGAGTTTACTCCCAAAACTGCACAGATTTTAATGTTTATTAAAGATAATTCTAATACAGATATAATTACAGGGAATGTTAATTGGGCAATTATAACTAATAATGCTCAAATGTATAATAGAGACAATTTAATATTAAATATTAAAGAAAATAATATATTAAACCTTAAGGACTAATATTATTAATATTATGACACCTTTAAATAATCACTGGGTTATTTGGTATCATGATAATAATAATGATTGGACTATCAAAGGTTATAAAAAAATTTATGAAATTACAACTATTGAAGATTTCTGGGAAATCTATCTACGTCTAAATAATTATATTTTATTGAAAGGACAATTTTTTTTGATGAAAAAGGGAATTGAACCTATCTGGGAAAACGAAGCTAATCTAAAGGGTGGTTGTTGGTCCTATAAAATTAATAAAAACGATTCATTCATGTCGTGGTTGTATCTTTCAATGAATATCTGTGGAGAAATTATTACTAAGGATCATAAAAATATGGATAGTATTAATGGAATTTCTTTGAGTCCAAAAAAAAACTTTTGTATAATAAAAATATGGAATAATGATAAAAATAATATTGAAGATGTACTTGTTGATAAAATTAATAATATAAATCTTTCTTTGTGTTTATACAAAAATAATAAGGAACGTAATTAGTTTTCTTTATCGTCTTCAAATTTAGGTGCAAGGCACAATTTAATTTCGCCAAGCGAAGCAATACTATATTTAGTAATTAGTGGATAATCATTCTTTAGGAATAATTCTACTGAATTACACAAATTTGTACATTTACTGAACAATACAAGATATTTTAGAGAATAAATACCCTGTATTATATTTTCATCTGACTGATGGAATGTTAGACCATTGTTTGAGGCACCAATACAGGTTTCTTGATGCGCGAACTGACCATCACAACTAAAGATTAGCTGTTTACCTATACTTTTTATTTCTATTTCTTCTGCAATATTTGACATATCCCTACAAATCTTTTGAAAATCAATTGAAGGCATTGTTATAACAGATTCAAATTCTGGAGAAGGCACCTGTAGTTCATTATCATTAAGATCCATTAGATTAAGATTAAACTTAGTAATCGAATTCTTCTCACTGTTTTCAATTTCTATATTCAACACACACGTATTTTCCTCAGTAACATATAGTTTCAATATATCATTATTACCCATAATTTTCATTAATTTGTAAAAATTTAGTAGATTAATACCTAAGAGAAGTTTCTTTTTACAAACATATTTCTCCAGATTCTCTGAATTAATTCTTAAATGAACTAACACCGTGTGTGTAGAATCCATAGCAACAATTTTTAAACCATGTTCATCAAATTCAAAATTAGCATCTGTTAGAATTTCTTTTAGAGCCTCTATCAAGATTCTAAATGCTGCAGCCTGTACTGTATGAAACTCAAGAATGTTCATTATTCATTTTATTTAAATCATCCCTTTAAGTATTTCTTTTTAAAAAATATCACCAATTATAATACTAGATAAAGAGCATAAACACAAACTTGATATTAATCCTACTAGTTTATCATTTTGTTTAGATAATATATAAATAGCCATTATATAGGTACTAATACCTATAAATAATATAAGATAATCTATATTATAAATTGGAGCTATATTCACCTTACCTATAGTTACTTCTTTCTGGATTTCCTCTACTTCATTAATAAAATATGATGCAATATTTTCTGGTATCAATTTAATAACTGTATCACTAAAAATAATAAGTAGTGGTATTCCAAATAACAGGTAAAATAAACTAAAACTTAATGCAGTAGGACCAAATGAAGCAGCCGACATCACTGTTAACACAATTACTATTAAAAATAACAAAAATAGTATCTTCTTATTTTTAAATTTTCCCTTCGTTTTCACCGAATTTAATTTAATTGGTTCTTCTATTTTACTCATTATTATAAACTAAGGTAATATATTTTATCTAATTAATAAATTTTTGTCCTATAAATATCTAAACATAGAGTTGATATATTTAAACTTTCGCTTAGATGGCGACTTATCCCTCTAATATATGTTCCACTACCTACATTTGCCTCAACTTCTAACACCTTATAAGTATACTCCATTATATCTTTCCACGATTCCAAAATTTCTTCCTGTCTAAAATCATGTTTCTTATCTAGTCTACCTATATTTGTTTTAACATACTCAATAAGTTCATCCTTATCTATATCATAACCATCTAGAATACTTATCTTATTTATCATAATAGTTTGATTCGGATAGTCCTTTATTTCATCTCGTTTATTATTTTTTCCATAATACCATAATGGTTTTCCATTATACCTTTTAGATGAAAACAATGGATATGGTAATTCTTGTTTACCCACCAATGAACTAATTTTGTCTCTTAATTTAGACATATCTATTTCTTTTTTATTTCCTACGATTTTACCCAAAATATCATTTGTATCTGTTTCTACACCACATAACAACTTAAATTTATAAATTTTATTTAAATTATTGTAATTATACTGTTTATAACAGTCTTCATCTGTCAGCAATAAGAGGGTTCCATGCGCCATAGGATCTAATCTCCCTGCATAACTAATTTTTTTGTATTGTGATGATTTTACAGATTCTACAATTTCCAAAGGTGTTTTTCCTATTGGTTTGTAAACATAAATTAATCCCATCTATATTAATTACACGATTGATGTTTAAGTATTAACATTATCGCTATAATAATAATAATTAAGACCATACTTCCTATTATTATATGATTATACCTTTCAACTACCGTTTTTTTATCGTCGAAAAATGTGTTCCTTTTACAAGCCATATTAATTTGTTATGAGAAAATATTTTAAAATAATATTCTATATGTTTAAATTAATAATAGTTATAGTTTTATCTATAATTTTATTCCTTATTTTATCAAGAAATATAGAACAATTTAATGACAAAAAAAATAATGATTTTTTCAAAGATAAAATAGTTTTAATTACAGGTTCTACAAAAGGTATTGGTCTTTCAATAGCAAAAAAAATATCTAAAACAGGTGCTATAGTTATAGTAAATGGCCGCGATGAAAAAAGACTTGAATCAACTGTAAAAATGTTAGAAGAGAACAATAAAAATAAAGTTAGTGGTATTCAGGCTGATATTTCAGTTGAAGAAAATATAGTTAAAATGTTTGAAGATATTATTAAAAAATATGGACGAATTGATATTCTTATTAATAATGCGATTGGTAGATATGGTAAAAAAAAATTAAGTGATAAAAAAATAAGTGACTGGAAAAAGGAATTAGATACAAATGTCAATGGAGTTTTTCATATATCCCAAATGGTTATTAATCATATGAAAAAAAAAGAACTTCCGTGTAAAATTATTAATATCAGTTCCCCTCTAGCTAAACATAGAGACACCACTGCAAGTTCTGGTAGTATTGCTCTAGAAAAAAACATGATCGAAAGAATGAGTGATATCCTTGCACATGAAAATTTTGAAAAAAATATTTCTATTTCTGTTATTAGAATTGATAGTGGTAATTATAAAAGTAAAAGAGTCGATACTAAAAAAATGGAAAAGGGTATCGTTAAAAGTACATACGAAAGTTTAAATAAAGTTAATGATATGTTCTATGACAACCCCGATAGCATTACATCTATGTTTATAGATATACTTAAATTACCTCACCACCAACTTACTGGTAAAATATATTCTACATCATCCTATGGCGATAATAAGAAATTATCTAAAATAGTCCCATCATATCAGTTAATGCTTAACAAAAACTTGTTTAAGAAATATAAATTTACCAAAAAAAAAGCAAATCCGGATGATATACATATTACAAAACAAAACCCATACGGTGCTTCTAAAAATATTAAAAAATTTCTAAAAAATTATGACCTAAGTAAAAGTATGTTTAATGTTAATACTGATAATGATACTATACTAACAACTAAATTAGCTAAGGAGTTAGGGGTAAATAAAAATGAAATCGTTTTGTTTAAAACCGAATTTGACGCCATAAAAAAAATATTCTCTCTATTTGTTCCAAAATATAGTAATATCTTTTCGATGTATCCTAGTTCTGAATATATAGAACTTCTTTCTAATGAAATGAAATTTGGTATAAAATACACAATTTTTACTGTGAATGATAAAAAAATACAGCCCAAATTCAAACACATTTTAAGCTATATTACACCCAAAACCAAACTGGTATATCTATCTAGTCCAAATGTAATAACAGGACAGTCTATAATTAGTAAAGAATTTACCGAATTCCTTGACAAACTGAATGATAATATAGTTGTTGTTATAGACCAAACCTATCTTGATTTTGTTATAAAAAAACAAAAATTCGACCCATTTAAATATCTTAAAAAAAATGTTATTGTTATAAGGTCATTTAGTAATTTTTATGGATTCGAAAATCTTGAGATGTCCTATGTTATTGCAAATAAAGATATTTCACTCCTATTAAACGAAAGTAATATCATTCAAAATCAAACTGATAGACTATCTGAAGAAATTGCCCTACAGTGTTTAAAAGATAAAACCCACTCTAAATTTATTAAAAATGAAATACACAAAGAAAAACAAAGATTATATAAAATTTTCGATAGAGAAGATATAGACTATTTTCCTAGTGAAGCAAACTATATCTTAATCGACCCCAAAAAAAATAGAGAAGAAATTTCAAAAGAACTTGTTAGTAATAATATTATTATTGAAGAAAGTGATCTTCACTATAACAACTACTGGCCTCTACCTATATCTACAAAAGAAAACAATGATAAAATAATAGATATATTAATTAGTAGTTTTTAATAAATTTTATAATCTTGTAAATATTATATGGATGTTAGAATTGATAATTACCAAATTCCAGAAATAATGGATAGTGAAATTTTTTTTGCTGGAGACTGGGTTGATGAGAATGCTTGCTATACCTTAACCAATGGCAAATTTAATCCTATGACTCTTGGTCATGACGCTATTATATTAAATGCGTTTGAAATGGCTCACCGTAAACGCCTTGAAGGATGTCAGAATAATCATGTCTTTGTATTTACCCCACCCAAAGATGCTTATGTTACAGGTAGTAAAAAATTCTCGAATAATGCTAAAAAAGTAGTTCTATGTGATTATGACCGGGTTATGTTTCTTGCTGAGCTGTGTAGAAATATTAATATGAGACATTTTAGTGAAAGTCCTATTACTTTCAGTATTGTACCTCTTAACCTTTATACATTAAATTCGGTTTTTAAAAATTTAAATGTGCAAAAAAGTCTTGGATCAAACCGGAATAAAACAAGCGGTATGCCCAGACAGAATATGAAAAAAGGCCAGGAAGAACAGTTTATAGATATTATTGACGATATTTATAAAAAAACTGGTAAAGTACCTGTAGAATACGCCAGTTCCTCATTAGTTAGATATGCTATTAATCATGAACGGGAAGATTTAGCTAAACAACTATTATCTGATTATATCGATGCCTCTAAAAAGAATTTTATACTCAAGTGCTATAAAGAAAGAAAGGCCTTATATTCTACTTTACAAAAAAGCAAACCTATGAAAAGTAAAAGTAAAAAAGTTAGTAAAACTGGTACTAAATCAAGAACTAAAAAAGTA